CGATGCCCCCCGGTTTCCGGGCTAAGGAGACGATTTCATGATCAATAATATCATCACGTCATGTGACCGTTGTCGATCACAAGACACTAAACAAAGGGAGTTTTATCTCTGTCCAAGCTACTGGGTAGACTTTGACAAAGACGGTAAAGAAATCTACCGTTCGGGTCCGTTCTCTAACCCTGAGACGACTCGTAACCTGGTTGAGCGGTCAAAAGCCATCATCTGGGATGTCCGCAGGAAGTACCGTGATAAAGCGCACTTCCGTACCGGAGCGCTGGCGTGGTGGAGATTCACCCCATGCTATCGGAGTAAATACAGATCACAGTTAGGTGGGTCGTATAGCCCAAGATATTTTATCCCCGGGCAAACGTGCTCCGCGCATAATAATGGTTATTATTCGGCGAAGGAATGCAGGTGGGCAACGAGAGCTCCATATGAATCTTGGATGCAGTTGCCTTGGCACTCGTGTAAAGATACACGGGCGATACCTTCATTTTACGCGCCCCTCTATGAGGTGGGAGAAACTTTTACAGAGTCAACGGACGATTGGCTACGGCGTTGCGCCGGCGAACTCCCTAATGCAAGGGCTAGGGCGACTGAAAAGTTGTCTTCGGTTCTTAGCGGAAGGATGCCGGATATGTTGGCATTCGTAGGTGAGCTTCGCGAAGTAGCGACGTTAATTCAGATTCCGAAGAAGTTGTCAGACGCGTGGTTTAGTTATGGCTTCGGATGGAAACCGACAATCTCCGACGTACGTGATATACGGGGAAATCTCAAGAAGCAGCTCGAGCGTGCGCGAAAGTTACTAAAGGGGATAAGATCCGGTTTGCTTGCGGGCAGAATTATCGTGCCTGTAGTCACCAAATACAAGTGGTATGATGACAAGAAGGTCATCGCAAGCTTCAAAACGATGGCTGATTGGTGCGTAAGCGGATCTCACGTCGATTGTCCCAGACAAGGAGGTTTCACAGTCACTGAGCGGACTTGTACTTACATATCCGTCATGATGTTGGTGGGTATTGAGTGCTCTGCAGCACAAACCTTGTTTGACGCTATTGGGACATACCTGCGCGCAATAAACGCGTTGGGTGATTTAACAACGTTATGGGAAGTGACGCCCATGAGCTGGCTGGTGGACTATTTCTTACCCTTGCAGGGATACCTGCGGGAACTGTCTATCCGACTTCATATCGGGAAATGGGATAACTGTCACATACTCGATGGCGCTTATTCCTTTATGCGCCTTCAACAGTTCGAGCATGATGACTATACCATCCCGTGTCAGAGACAGCCAGTCCACTGGCATACGAGCCTTGAAGAATATGTGCGAATACCCTGGGGTTCTGAGCCAGCATCTGAGCTGGCCAGTGGGCTTCCACATTTCCGTCTTCCGAAAAACTGGTCGCAGATAGTAAACGTGGCGGCGCTATCAAAAGCGGTATAGCGCTGCTTGCCGACAACATTTACCGCTGGAGGAATTAAAAGTGAATACCACACTGAGTACCACCTTTAAAGGCGAGAGCATCTCCCTTGCGGAGACAGGGACGCTGGCGTCCGGGAGGCTGCGTCAATGTACGTTAGCCGATAACACCGTGCTTCAATGTCGCATCGAACACGAGTATAAAACCCGCACGCGACGGTTGTTCAAAACAGCGGCGATTCGGCCCCTTTCAGGGGGATTAACCGAGGAACCGTCTGCTCACACCGTGCTTACCGTGGCACCGAAACCGGTGTTTGGTAGTACGTTGAACATCGACGTTCTCGATTTTCACATCGCGTTACTGACGCAGTTGAAGAATGCCATTCTGAATGGCGAGTATTAAACTCAAGGCTGTCTAACGGGGTATCACCAACTCGGGACACGGCACGCCTTGGGAAACCGGGGCGTGCACATGAGCCTGCAATCATCATGCATGATTACATTGAGTTAGTGGTTGCAAAAATCTCTGACTACGCTTACAGCTTGAGCGTAGACGTGGAAGGGGATGTCATGAAATTACGTCGTCGTACGCGTTGTGAGGGCATGTCCTTCTTAACGCGCACGTTGCCCGGTTTTGGCAAAGATTTTTTAACCGCAGTCGAAACTGGCAATTGCTCGGCCGACCTGTTTACGAGTTTTACTCGCGTGAACAGGAAGGGAGGCCCCCCCAAATTTTTCAGGGGTTTCTTCGAATTGCTGTTCGATAGTACGGGAGTTCTGCTCCCTGAACCGAACGTTGCGGTTGCGTCAGCTATCCACGACATTTGTCAGACTGTCTACAAACTCGAGGGTGCTGTCAGTGCCAATACAATTCAAGAACAATATAAGACGTTTGTGGAAGTTGACCGGACGGCGAAACCGGGGGTGTTTGCGTTGTACGAGCAGGCATCTCTGCTTTTGACCGACTTGTTAGCTGATTTCGATGTCAACAAAACTTGTCAGTACCGTACTGGCAATGGGTCATGTTTTGGCGGTATGGCAACGCCGTTTAAGAAATGGCGTCGGCTTTCATCTGGTTCTTGGGAATTGGGTGTGTCGTGTTACTATTCACAAGTGTATCCGCAAGGATCCACTGCACGACTTTATGATGTGTACCCATGGGACCGCCAACGGCGAGAAGAGCGACGAAAAGCTTTCCACAAAGAAAGGAAGTTAGTAGTTGCGAAACTCTCCCATGTTCCGAAAGACTCTCGGGGAGCAAGACTTATCTCCGTGGAGAACGTAGGAAACATGCAGCTCCAGCAGGCCCAATACCTCCAGTTGAGGAAGTACGTGGAGAGGCACGCGTTAACTAAAGGTCATGTTAATTTCACCGATCAGAGTATCAATCGGCAGTTAGCACAGAGGGGCAGCCTCACTGGTGAGTATGCCACTTTGGATCTTAAAGACGCGTCAGACCGGGTTTCACTCGACTTAGTAGGTCAGCTGTGGCCAGCACGTATTAATGGCTGGCTGCGGTCGAGCCGATCACCGTATTTTACGATGAAGCGAGCATTCTGGGAACCATTCACGTCGTGCGAAGGTTACCAGCCGGATTTATGGGTTGCTGCGGACGAAATCGAAGATATGGGAAATCCTATCGACTTCGCGGAGAAGTTCTCTGACGGGTCTTATGGGAAAGTACCGTTGTGGCGATATCGGAAATTTGCCCCTATGGGTTCCACCACGTGTTTCATTGTGATGGCGCTAACATTGTGGGCGATAGCAACCGCCGAATTATCGAGAAAGCACGAACGCCTGTACACGGATGTTTTCGTGTATGGAGACGACCTCATTGTGAGAACTGAGGACGCAAACGACGTCATGCAGGCTCTGATTGCCTGTGGATTAAAGTTGTCTCCTAAAAAGTGTTTTAAGGGGACGGGTTCGCTAAGGTTTCGCGAATCCTGTGGCCTTGATTCATTCAATGGACACCCGGTACAGGTCAACCGGATAAAGAATGACTTAGTTGCAGAGGCCGTTATGGATACGACGCGCGTTGAAACACTGGCTTCCTGGTTTAAACTGGAAGCCGCGGCAGATGAGGCGTGTTTAGCAACATACGCTTCCCTGCTGAATGACAATATTGTCGAAGCCCTTGGAAGGTACTCCGATTTTGTTGGGGTTAATATTCCCGGGACACCTTTGACATTCACGCGCTCTAATGTCGCCACCGGTTTGAATACGATTCATCTGAACTCTCATCTCTGTCGGCGGTGGAATAAGAAACTCCATCGTTGCGAGGTGTTGACAATTACTGTCAAACACAGTCTTACCAAGATTGTGCCAGGTCGAGGGCTGAAAGAGCCCGAGATCGAACAGGTTGCGTACTATGCTCATTTAGCAAATGCGCATAGCTCAGCGTTGTTTGATTTTCTTAACCTCGAGGATTGTAATTACATCGATTCCCGTTGGTATCAAACGCTGTACGGATCAGATGACAGACTATTCCCCTTGCGAAAGGAGAGATCGTCTGTGCCTAGCAGGTATAAAGGAAGACTTGCGAAGGCCAAGTTCTACCGGTTCCAGGGTATCCGAGACTGTGCTAGTCTCGTGATGGAATTTCTCCCCTGTACATAACCGTCTCAACCATCCTCCTATCACCTCCGACATAAA